CTTCATGTTTGGCGCAATACTCAACCACATCAATTTAAAATTTAAAACACTTCTTTCCGTTACCCTTCTATGTATTGGAATATATTTCGGAGGTGTACATTATGGCTCTTCAGCATATGCGTATGCAATCAGTCTTATTTCTTATCCGGTATTCGGTGAGATGACTAATGCATACTATCTTTTCTGTGCTTTTTCCGGCATTCTCGTAGTCACTGCCATAATCAAAAATGATATGCTATCCAAGCTATTTAGCATTAGACCTTTCGTTTATCTTGGTCGGGTATCTTTTTCTGTATACTTGATTCACTTACCAATTATGTATCTTACTGCACCATATATATTTAATACCGCATCGATATTTTTTGGGTATTTTGAAGCATCATTAATCTCATCGTTAATCGCTACGATATTGATATACTTAGCGTCAAACATCTTCTATAAGGCGTTTGACGCTAAGGCTATAAAGTTATCTAAGCTAGCTCTGCAACTTGCAAAACCAGCGTACTAATAACAACGCATTTGAAATGCGTTCCATTTGCTATTTGGTTGTACAATAAAAAGCCCCTTTAAAGCAAGGGGCTATATTTTAAAACAAATGCTTTTCTATTTTTTCTAATCTGGCTTCAATCCTATCGGCTCTTCGACGTTGGAACGCAGCTTCAAGCCATGCACATTGATCAGGACGAATACTCCAGATATCCCCAGCAGACTTTATAATCACTTTTTTCCCGTCGATCATTTCGGATTGTTCTTCCCACTCATCGTGGCAGAGCAATCCGAATTTAGTTGCATCAACACCGTGATTTTCGAAAGCATCACGAACCTGCTGAGCGATTACACCTATGTGCCAGCGAGCAAGATCCTCGCCTTTCTCAGAGATCGATTGAAGCCATTTAAATGCGATTACTGATACCTCACCCCACGCATCAAGTATTGCATCGTGGTTTGAAGCTAGGTTTTCTGACAGAGTTTCTAAACCTATAGGGCTTGTCTTTTGACGGGCATCAGAAGTGTTGATTGTCCCCGTACCGGCAACAACCACACTCCATCTGTTAGTTATATCCCCCAGCGGAGTATGATTGTCATCACCCGGGGTGAATGCACTGAGTGTGGTTGCCTGCGGCTTAATTTTTGCCCTTACCGAACCGCCTTGAATAAAAAGTATTGCTGCATCTTGACTTACGCCAAGTGAAGCCCCTGAGTTATCAGTGTGCAAAAAACCATAATATGAAGTTACCGGGGCAGAACCTCGGAAATGAATTGCAAAATTCGTATCTCCAGCCACAGGGTCGTATCCAAATCCTGCTGCACCCTTGTGGTACATTTTTGCTGAATTTGGGGCATAAAAAGTGTATCCAGTCGTTTGCCTGGTTTGATACGCTACGTTAATGCCAGATGCTGCCTTTAAGTCTTCAAGGTAAACGCCTGTCTGCTGTTCTAGTGTGCCACCACCAAAAATCGCGACATCATTTATGAATATTCCTCGACGGTCCCCAACTGTACCGTCCCCGGAGATATTTGGAGCAGAATAGTAACCATATGTATTATCCAGACGATTACTTCCACGGTAACTAACACGGTCTTGGAAAGAGTGAGCATGATCTTGGTGATGGCTACCGTAGATGATTACCGTTGAGTCAAATGCACCGTAACCGTCTATTGCAGTCCCTTGGCTTAAAACTGTTTTGTCTGAAAATGCATGGCAGTTGAATGGCGTGTTTGAAAGTAAACGACTTACGTTTATCGAGTCACGTAATGAGTCTGGTAACGGCCACTGTGCACCTTCCACACCAACTGGCTGATCACCAACTATAACATTACCGAAAGTTGATTTTACGGTAAGTGAAGGCATATCAACGTGGCCTGTAAATGCATCACCAGATCTTTTTACTGCATCATAAACCAAGCTCACACCTTTGCCTGGTGATGCGGAAGCAAGATCCCCTCTTAAAGACGCATCGCCAACACTTACCCACTTACCTTTCCCTGTCCCCCCGGCGCTATTTGGCGTAGAACCAGGGGGGACTACTTTGGGGAGTTGTCCATCCCATCGGTAATACTCGCTTTCACTTTCCCAGAAAAGAATGTCGTTAGGATAGTTGAGGGTATTACCCAGCTCAAAAGACCTCTTCGCGTTATAGCCATACAATCCATTTTTAATCGTTTCTAATGCGGTATTAATAGTCTGCAATAAATACGAGTAAATATCATCTATATATTTCTTCGTTCCAGCGTCCTGGGCGTTCACCGGATCCGCCAGCTTTGCTATCCGATATCCTTCCGCATCGAACGGCCCGCCGAGTAGCGGCCGGCGAAGTGTCAGTCCCAGATAAATAAACGAACGCTGTATCGCCATCCACAACCGGTCAAAATCTTTGTTGATAGTGTCAGCCAGCAGGTCGCCATTATCCTGATAGTCAGTCAGGCGATAAGTCGGCACGACCCGCTCCAGCATCACGACAGAGCCGTTGGCTGGAGGTGTAACAAAGATAACATCACCGCCACCGACATTTCCTGTACCAGAGACGGTGTAGCCACTGGTTACTGTTGTGCCGTTGATAGACACCTGAATATCGTTAGCGTTAATTATATAAAATTCGAAGGGAAACACGGTCGTAAGACCGTTGGCGTTATAAATAATATAGGGAGTCTGGTTAGGGACCGACATAGTGCGAACCTCTGGCAGGTTAGTAATCGACGTCGACCAGATGATCTCCGTCACTTAACTGCCAATCTTCGCGCGCATGCCCGGTCGGAATCCCGACCACTTTACCTATGCGTACCGGGGTTTGACTTATAGCTCCCGCACCAGAGTCGATGAAGTCGTCAGGCTGGTTGGTCAACGCCGGGTTAAAATCACGCATCTGGTCATAAACAGGGCCGTCCAGCACGTCGGTATGCGCCCACAGGAACCGCGATGACAGAGGCGCTTCAAATGCATCGAGGATGCGTTTCTGTTTGTTGGTGATACTGAATTCTTCGCGTACGCCGCAGCCGGTGCCCTTAAGTGCCTGACGCAGTAATTTTCCTGCGAAACTACCGGGGCCGTTCACCTCAACGCACACAACAGGTATCTGGTATTTGAGTACCAGATCTTTAATCTGCGCTACCTGCCCGCCGGTGATTTTGTCATTATCGTCGAACTCTGCCAGCTCCCCGGTAAGTTCCTGGCAAATATGCCAGTACAGGTGGCCGCGCGCGTCAGTAAGCATCAGAGAAAATGCCGAAGCGTCGGCCTTAACCTTGCCTGTGGCCACGTCCCACCAGGCGACAGCGCCAACGATTTGCACGTTGCCAAGCCAGAGCGAGGCCGTGCGGTTTGCATAGCGGATCTGAGGGTGTATGTTGTATTCTCGGATGCGGTCAGGATCGAGACGAACGTCGCCGACTGGCTTACTGTGCAACTGATACTGGCTATCCCATTCGTTAATGGTGCGCGTTTCTTTGCGGCGATTTTCCATTTCCTCACGGGTGAACCGTTCAGGCCAGGCGCAGTGTGCATAAAAATCGATAACGGTGTCAGGCGCGGAAGCAAATTCGGCGCCGTCAGTGGTCAGCTTATAATCCACATTTTCGACCAGCAGCCGCGCCGCCTTGTGAATACCTGCGAAAACATATTCCGGCCTGAAAGGTACCTCGTAGTGCAGCTGCGTGGCGTCTTTCGCCTCAATGCGTTTTTCTTTATCAAACAGCCGGATGGTAAGACAGTCAGCACCCATAGACTCTACCTCATCATAAAGGCTGTCGTGCGTGTGTGGTGTGCCGATGTAGAGCTTACGGCCGCCGGGGATCAGGATGTGCGTTTGCTCACCCAGGCGATAGCGCAGTTTTTCACGCGCCTCCGGTGTCTGAATGTTTCGGGGTACCTCTACGTCATCATTCTGGCATTCGTTGGCACGCGCAGAGGTAACGTTAGACAGAATACCTTTCGCATACATGCTGCCGTTACGTAAATCCAGCGCGCCATTGACCCACCACTGCTCTACCGTGCCCTGCCCGTCCGGCAGCATGCCTTTGGTCAGAGGGTGGT